CATAACCATCATCTGATTTGCATAAAGCAATTGTCCCTAGTTTAGGGGGTGAATCAACTCCCCACCTATTTAATTCTTCAAAAAAGATACTATAGTCTTTTTTCCTTAATCTTCGATACCAATTACGCTCCCCTTTTGGAACGGTAAAACCATAATTTGCCAATACTGTACGAACCAAAGACAAGCAATCACCAGCCTTATGTTTTTCAGGATCAGCTCCTAAACGATAAGGTAATCCAATTAATTGATGTGGTTTCACCTGTTTTGAATTGATCCAGTAATCGGTAAAGCTCCGACAATATCTCTCGTTAATACTTTATCTGGAGCGTTTGCACCAACAGCATCAATAGCAGAAGAAAGAATAATTTCTATTGATTCTGGATCGTATGACATAGAAGAGGCTAACCATTGTTCTTCTGTTAATTGTTTGTTTCTTTCAAATGCTTCTGTCATTAACCAAGTTTCTACTTTTACATGATATTTATTAAGTACAATTTGTTGTGCATAATTCATGCTCAACTCATTATTTGCAAGTAACAATGATGAAGTCATATTGTCTCCAGATCTATTTCTTGCGGCTCCTTGATAAATAAAAGAAAGGTATTGAAATCCACTAATTGCAGGAGAATGTCTTCCGTTTTGAAACTTGTCAGGAATATTTGCTACTGAACCATTTGGATTGGTGATAGTAATAAAATTAGTTAAAGCAACAAGACTCATAATCCTAAATTACTCCTTCTACTACGAGAATTTTGAAGACTAGATAATGTCCTAGCTTCTCCAGCTTTAGCACCTCTTGATGTGGCAGTTGCAATAATTTCTCCTACAGCAGACTTAGGAACAAACTCTTCAGAGTTGAAATTAAGAATAGGCCCAGAGTAAGAAACTGTTGTAGATCCTCCTGCACCTCCACTTGCATAAGACGAACCAGTACCAGGAATTACAGCTTCGCCTCTAGCACCTGCTGAATAGCGTTGCATACTTGAAGCCATCTTAGATGCAGGAATTATGTATTCACTCTCTCCAGCCTCTCCTATTAGTCCGAGAGTAGGCTTTGTAGCCATGCCTCCAGTAGAAAAAGGTTTAATGCCATTCATAAAATAAGCACCTTGAGCTGCGGTAGCAACTTTAGGTAGATCAGATACTGATCCTTTAGTGACACCTCCAGATCCGAAAGGTAGAGCACTCATTATTGCTTTTTGAAGCATCATGCTTGCTATTTGTTTAGCAATACCAGCTAATGACTCACCTAATGATTTAGTTCCATCTATTAATCCTTCTATTGCACTTGTAAGTCCTGTTGCAATTGTTTGTTTAATATTTTCATACATTTCTCTTGTTTTTTCTGCTGCTTCAAAAGACTCTTCTGCTTTAGCTAGTGCAGTTACAGCAACTCGAACTTCATCTTCTTTTAACTTAGGATTTTCTTTTAAAATATCATTTATTTTTTTCTCAATAGTTGCTTGTTTTTCTCCTAATCGTATCTTTTCATTCATAAATTTAGTTTCTTCTTCTAGCTCCATTAATTTTGCCTTACCTGCTGTTAACAAAGGATCATTACCCTTATTAATCTCTTTTTGAATTTCAACCATTTTATTTAAAGCAGCCATAGCTTTAGCTGGATCTCCTCCAAATATTCTTCCTTTATTAAATTTTTCAAATTCATTTTGTGCATCTGTCAATCTTGAATCAGTAGAAACTTTTGCTTGTCTAATTAAATTTGCTTTTTCTAATTGACCTGTAATACCTCTTCCAATACCTGTACTGTTAATAAAATTAGCAAAAGCAGATTTCATTTGCGTCATTGCTTTAGCAAATTCACTAGCAAGTTTTGTTGTCTGATTCCCAAATTCAGACAAAGCATTTACACCTTTAGATCCAACAAGATTAATCATTCTTTCTCTTACAGCTTCAAAAGCAGCTTCTTTACCTTTTATTTTTTCAAGGATAGAAATATGTTGCCCATAAGCTGTATCTGTTTCTCCTAAAGCCGCTACTAAAGCTGTGATATTTGGCTTAACGGAACTAAAGGCTTGCCCTAGCTCAGAGATACTTTTAACAAACCTATCTACAACAGAACCTACACTTGTACCCACCAAAGAAAGAGCAAAACCAAATTGACCTCCCATCATTCCACCACCAAAACCACCTGCTGCACCACCAACAGAAGCACCTAAACCTTGTCCAAATAAAAGAGGAAATGCACCACCAATAAGTCCACTGCCCACAGCCCCTTTAAACTTTTGTCCTCTAGCTCTTCTTTCAGCTAACTTAGTAAGCTTTATTTCTGTCAAAAGTTCTTGATTAGCCATTTCCATATTTTGTCTTCTTTGAATGCCAGATAATTTTCCTGCTTCTCTTTGTTTTATTTCTTCTGCCACAATATTTTTAGTTGCTTCTACCTCTGCTTGCATAGCTGCCTTTTCAGCATTTGCTTGAGCAGCTAAAGCTTGTACTTCTGATTGAAATTGTTGTTTGTTTTTAGCTCTTAATTCTGCCTTTTTTGCTAATTCACTTGTAGACTTTCTTTCCAATTCTAGTAAAGATTTCTGTAAGGAATCTTGTTCTCCTAGTATTGTTTTTATCCTCTGTTCTACATTTACTCTCTGCCCTAATAAAGTACCTGTACCGTCTTTAGCTATAGAAGAAGTCTGCCCTGCTAAAAGCTTTGGCCCTGCTGGTTGCCCATAAGCATTAGGATTTACACCTCTAATACTATTTAAAAGTTTGCTTCTTTCTTGTAATTCTTTATTAACTGCTCTTTCTGCTACAACAAGATTTGTTGCTGCATCTGTAGCAGCTTTTGTACCTAAAACACTTTGATTAAATTTTTGTGTGGCTTCTCCTAACGCTTGATTTAAATTTCTTATAGAAGGTAGAAGATCTACTGAATTAACTTTTGCAAGATTCCTTAATAATTTATTTTGAACATTTACATCATCAGAAGTTTTTTTAAGTTGTTGTTGAAAATCTCTTAAATCTTTTGCCCCTTTAATTGCTACTTCAATGCTGGTTTTATAAGCCACAATTTTTAAAGACAAGCATTACGCAACAGTCTAGCGGAGTCTCTTCGCTCTATCTATTTCTTTCTGCTGATCTTCGTTAAGAACTTGAAAATAAGAACTCCACCCAAGTATTTCTTCTAACGTCATTTGTCTAACTTCTGCAAGAGACTTCCCTAACTCTTTAGCAATGCTAAATTGAAGCATTAATAAGTTATCTTTCCGAAGCTCTGCACTTAGAATTTTGGGTCAATAGGCTCTTCATCGTCACTAATAACAGCAAGCATTAATTTCTGTAAATCTGCATCTCTCACTTCATTTTTTAGTACATCTATCTCGCCTAAAGCAAACAAACGTTGTCCGTTTTCATCTTGTGCTTTTGTCATTAACAAACGTAGTGCAAACTCATTAGCATCATCTCCTTTTGCTCCTTTTTGTGCTCTTTCTCTTTCTGCCATTGTTAAAGGAGAAACCCACATTTCAAATACCGTTCCATCAGTTAATTCAACTTCTTTTTTTGTTGATTCTAAATTTGCAGCCTTCTTAAGTCGATCTATTGCTCTTAACGGTGATCGTGTAGATCTAGGACTAGATGTCATGATAAAAATTTATACATTTTTATTCTAACCTAATAGACAAGAAAAAACCCTGCACAAGGCAGGGCTTCTGGAACATTCCGATTCCGTTCTTATTATGAACGACTAAAATCAAATGTTGGGACACCAGCAGGACGGAAGTTAACTGTTACTGCTTGTGCATCATCAGGAGTAACACCTAAAGAAGCAGAAGTTAATGTTGCGTCAAAGCTAATAAAACGACTAAGAGTGTCACTTACAGTTCCACCACTAAATACACGGTCTGTATAAAGCTTAAATGCTGCACCAACTTGTTGACGCTGAAGAACATCTTCAATCATGCGATTAGAAAGAGAAGCATCTTCATTTGTCATGTAAGCAGTTGCACTACCTGAACCATCACCAAATCCAGCAATGTACTTTCTAAATGGAACATACTGACCAGGATCACCACCGATTGTAGTTACATCAATTTCAGCTCTTTCAATTTCAAAAGACCACTCACTAACTTGACTAACTGATTCAAAAGCAGCATAAGCAACTTGAAATTCATTAGGAGCTGCGGCTGTTCCAACGTCAGTTAGGTTTACAGCAGAACCACCAGCAGATGCAGATACAATCAATGCTCCTGTTGCTGCTGTGTAAGTAATAACGTAATAAGTTGTAC